CCACTACACCAGCACCGTGCAGCGTAGCAACGGCACCGTCAAGGTGTACCGCAAGGCAGGCAACGTGCACACCGGCACCATGACTCGCCTGCACCGCGGGTGGGAGGCCAACTTCGGTGCTGGTGTCCGCCTGACCTACGCTACCAAGGCTGAGGCGTTCGAGGCACTGGTTGCCGCGGACCTGGCTGTAGGGGACCAGGGTCACCCGTTCGCCGGCTAGCAGTTCACCCGGGGCCCTAGTCACCCGGCCAGGGCCCCAGCCATAATTGAAACATCACCACGCACACCACGTTAGGAACCAGATCATGAACCTCACAGCAGCCATCCAGCAGGTAGAAGAAGCCATAGCCACGGTGGACCAGGAAATAGCGGACAAGCCCATGAACTGGAGTGACCGCACAGGCACCGAGAACCTCAGGGTCAAGAACCTCAACCACCGTCGTCACTCCCTGCTGCTGGCCCTGGATAACCTGAGGGCAGCACAGTGACCACCAAGCAGCTGCAGCACATTCACCGCGGCGACCAGGTACCCACCCCGCGGGGCCTGGTCACGGTGACTAGCATGCGGAACAACTGGGTGGAGGACTTCCGGGCCAAGGCACCGGCCGGGCCCGAGACCATCACCCTGGTAGGTACCCTACCCACCGGTCAGCAGGTCAAGCTGACCGCCCCCAGCACCAGCACCTTGGAGGTATCACAGTGAGCCAGCAGCTCAGCACCATCGTTACCAGCGTCAAGCGCATACGGTCCAGCCGGGACGGTAACCCCCGGTTCGAGTTCACCACCAGCACGGGCATCTACCTCACCGCGCCGGACACCTCAGCTGCCTACGACGTGGAGAACTACTTCGGCAACATTGACAGCGGCACCGGGGTACCTGCCCTGCTCAAGGTGGACGGCCGCGGCAACATCTTCGACTGGGTGCTGTGATGTCCCAGCGTACCTGCCCCGACCAGGGTACCTGCCACCACGAGTGCGGTGCCGACCAGTGCTTCCGGGTGCAGTGCTGTGGCCCGCTGAGCGGGGTGTTCCCCGGGAACCGCTGGCCCGCCAGCTGTGGTGATGAGATCGAGCTGGGCGGTATCATAGCCTGCAGCCTGAGCACGGGGCACGGGGGCCCTCACCACCGCGACGGCATCACCTGGGGGACCTGAGCCCCTGCTGCCCCTGGCAACCCCCAGCTGAGACACAGCCGGGGGCAGCAGGTTTGACCGATTTGACAGGTGCTGGAACTTCCAATATTGTTAGTTCCAGCACCACAACACCCCGCACACCACGACGTAAGGAACCAGCCATGAACACCTACACCGTAACTGACCCCGCTGGAGTAGTTCACACCCGCAACAGCACCGCCCGCACCTACACCCACGCGCTGATCCGTAAGAACATGGGCAGCGACACCTACTTCGTCAACTGGGCCACCAGTGAGGCCAAGGCACAGCAGGAGGCCCGCGTACACGCTGGCAGCCGGTCCTACATCCGGGTAGTTGACCTGGCTGAGACCGCCTACACGCTGAGCCCCCAGTACCAGGAGCTGGCTGACTGCATCGCCGCCCAGGCAGGGAACATTGCCCAGGGCAAGATTCCCGCTGAGCACCTGAATGCACAGGTTGCCCTGCTGGAGAATAACATCAAGACCCTTCGGGCCTGGACCCCGGTAATCAAGTGACCCCTGAGGAAGAGGTGCAGCAGCTCAAGGCGCTGCTGCACCAGCAGGCACGGCGACTGGATTACGCTGTGATGCAGCTGGAACGTGAGGCTAAGTTCATGCCGAAGTGGAAGCCTGAGAACCGCCGGTTCTACCGGGCCTACGACACCGTAACGGAAGTGCGGGATACCCTAGAAGGAGCAGCAAGATGACCTGGACCCAGGGCCAGCAGGCCAGTTTCAAGCACCCCGCGGGGCGGGTGCACGGCACCGTAACCAAGGTGGAGCAGAACGCGGTGCTGCTGCAGCTGCGGATGGCTGAGGGAATGCCCCCGCGGGCCCTGAAATTCACCCTCAGGGGTGACGGTACCTACCGCCAGGCAGGCAAGGGGCCCAAGTCACCCGTGCTGGAGCCGGCGACGTGAGCGGGTGGGTACTGCACATCCACCTGCAGGACGGCACCACCCAGGTGGAGGAGTACGACACCGATGAGCTGGGCACCCTGGATGACAGGCTCACAGGGCTGTTCATCACTGACCTGGAAGGTGTGGACAGTTTCAGCGTAGCCCGCAAGCTGCCAGGCCGGAGCTAACCCCCACCCTCAGCCCCTGTTATTGTTCAGCTGGACAGTAACGGGGGCTGAGTCATGTCCAGACCATATGGTTAGTCATGTGAGCGGGGCTGAGGCCCCAAGGTGATGCAAAGGAACCCTCTACCCCCGCTCACCCTAGACACCGTCACTACGCAAGGAACCAGAATGAACGTCACTGAGTACACCGCCCAGGCCAGCAGCCTGCTTATGCCCATCGCCAATGACCGGGCCTACCTGATCCCCATGATCGTGGGGGAAACGGGTGAGCTGTTCGGCCAGCGGGCCAAGGCAGTATGGCACCAGTGGACCCCCGAGCGCCTGCAGCTGGAGCTGGTCAGTGAGTACGGGGACATTGCCTGGGGCACCGCCATACTTATGCAGCTGGAGGGCTCCAACCTCACCAGGTTCGCCGCTGACCACCCGATGACCGGCACCCGCGACCCGCTGACCGGCGTCCGCAACCCGTGGCAGACCCTGTTGAACCGTGCCAACGACCTGCACTACTGGTACACGGAGCGTGAGATGCACGGGTACATCCGCGGCACCGCCGAGGCCATGTGGGTAGCCCTGGAGGTACACTGCCAGGCTATCACGGGGGTGAGCTTCGAGGAAGTGCTCAACAAGAACCTGGCCAAGCTGCACAGCCGGGCCGAGCGCGGCACCCTCATCGGCAGCGGTGACCACCGATGAGCACCCAGGCAGTCGACGTAGACGCAGCTGAGGTGCTGCACCACCTGGAGCCCGGCCGGCGAGTGGCTGACGCGATGCACGACCTGTGGACCAAGCACACGGACGGCACCTGGCTATTCACCAGCCAGGGTGAGATAGTAGTCCTGAATGCGGAAAACCTGCTCCGAGTCTGGGGCCCCGTCAACGTCATCCCGGAAGGAGGTATCTGACATGGTACGTACACTACTCCGGGTAGTGGCATACTCAGCGCTTGGAGTGCTTGCATTCCTGCTGCTGGCCGCCCTCATCAACATCATCTTTGGAGCCTGACATGAACAAGGTATACGTAGCCCCCGCTGACACCCCGATCGAGGACATGGAGCGCGTGGGGCATGACATCACCCACGCGCTCACCGACCAGGGCCTGAGCTTCCACGACAGTGACAGCAAGGAGTACTCCGCCAGCCTGGCCGGCGAGGATGCCCTGGATGAGTTCATGAACCACTGGCGGGAGGCGGCTGAGGCGCTGACCGCCAGCCCGGCCGAGGAACTCAGGTGGCGGCTGAATACCCAGCTGCAGGGTGAAGACCCTGGGCAGCCAGTCAACTGGAGAGGGCCCCAGTGAGCCGCCGCAACGGGAACACCGGCAAGACCCACTGCATACGGGGGCACCAGTTCATAGGGGCCAACATCAAGGCCCAGGGGGACAGGGACAGGCGCTGCAGGGCCTGCGAGTGCGCCATAAGTGCGGTGCACAACTGGCTCAGGCGTAAGGGTGTACCCATCACCGAGGCAGCGATCAAGGAATACGCTGACCGGAAATATGCTACCCTTGTCTAGGGCAGCCACAGCAGCTGTGCCCCCGTCATCCAACGGGGGCACAGCGCGTATAACAGAGGGGGACGTGCAATGGTGCACTGTCAGCAATGCGGACACTACCACCGGGACGGCCGGTGCCAGGCATATTGTGAGGGATCAGATGGACGCTTCGGACGGTGCCAGTGTGGGCGTAGACCCTTGGAGCCTATTGTCACCAGGGATGCAAGACTGGGCGCTGGGGAACATGCAGCCAGCGCGTAAGCAGGGGTACGCGATCCAGCTGACCGATGAGCAGATGGCAGACATGCACCCCATCACCCTGGGCCGGGTGATACCGGCCGCTGAGCGGGCAGCCCGGCTGGCCGGCGAACAGGCAGCCCGCCTGGCAGAGCAGCATGAGCTGCTGAGCCAGGCCCCGGAGGTACTCCACCCGGTAATCAGGCTGCACAGCCCCAGTGACTACGGGGAATGCCAGGGCTGCGACGGTGGGCCTGACTACAGCGGCGACTGGCCGTGCCGCACTATTGAGATGATCCAGGCGGGGCTGTGAGGAAGAAGTGCCCATACTGCCAGGTAGACCCGTATAATTGTCCTGAGGGGCAGGCGCTGGCGCAGGCCATACTAGATCGCAAGGGGACCAGTAATGTACGGAATGCCTGATAGCTCGGCACTCAGCAAGGTTGTGTTCGAGCTGTGCCACGTCCACCCCAGGACGGTGGGTGAGCATACCGGGCTCGAGGCCCCGCTGCTGGAGATGCTGAGGCAGGCTATCGCCAGTGATACCTCCGGCGCGTACGGTGGGGGCAGCAGCAGCCGCACCGGGGCCCCGGTAGACACCAACGCGCTCACCATCTGGGAGGGCATCCGGGACACCGTGGGGCAGCACTGGCCCGGCCGCGGTGACCTGGCCCGGGCTGGTACCCCGCTGATCACCCGGCTAGAGGTGTGGACTGCCAGCCTCGCCGGCTCGGATGAGGAGCTGCACCTGCTGGAGATGTGCCACTACTGGCGGGGGCAGATACGTGACCTGCTGGAGCCGCCTCAGGAGGTACCCCTCCGAGGCCTGAGCTGCCCCACTTGCAAGCAGGACCGCGTCCTCATGACTGACCCGGACGGGGGCAGCGTGTACCAGCCGCCACTGCTGGCCTACCTCAGTGAGACCCCCATCCGGGTGACCTGCAGGGGCTGCACCGGTACCTGGGAAGGGCAAGACCTGCACTACCTGGGCGCGGCCGCCGAGTTCCTGGGTCAGCTGGTTTGACCTGTTGGAATATTCCAACAATACTTGTTCTACCACCACAACGACACCACGGAGGAACCAGAAATGAACGCATTCGAAGCACTCGCCCCCATCGTCATCCACATCGAGGCCGAGCTGGAGCGGGTGTTCACCGCGGAAGGTGCACCGGTCCCCACGCTCACCGGCAATATGCTGATCGTGCCTGAGATCGGGGCTGTGTGGTTCGAGCTCCAGGATGGGACCAACACCCTCACCTGGGTCACCGCTGACATGGAGATGCGGGCAGCCTGGGGCGAGACCCTGGTGATCGCCACCAGCCGGGAAGAGGCCCTCACCTACGACGAAAGCAACTAACCCCCAGGGGCCCCGGTACCAGCCGGGGCCCTCACCACGTACCACGTAAGGAACCAGATCATGCCCACCAAACTCCACCGCGCTATCAAGGTCAGTAGCGTCACCATCACCACCGTCTCAGTCACGTGCGAGCGGTGCAAGCGTACCACCTCCGGCGAGTGCAGCTACCCCAACCATGAGATGTTCGTGGCCCGGGAGCTCAAGCACATCACGATCAAGCTCAACAGGTCCACCCGGTCCATGTACCCAGTGACCAAGCTGGTATGCATGGACTGTGCCAAGGACCTGGAGGCCGCCTTCGAGAAGCCCGCTGAGGCTGAGAAGTGGGTGCACCAGGAGGGCTGCACTAACCAGGCCCGCGGGCCCGAGGACTACCTGGTGGCCTGCACCTGTTTCATGTTCGCCGGCTGACTTGCGTGGTGATGGAATTACGTGTTATGGTTTTTCCATCACCACCCACCACGACACAACGTAGGAGCACATCATGGTACACAACACCACCCAGGCTGAGATCGATGAGTTTGACGCAGCTTGTGCAGCACTTGAGGCTGCAGGCGTGGAAACCATTGGCATGAGGGTACGGGACATCATGGCAGCCGCCCAGGCGCTGCCCCAGTCCACCACCTGGCAGGTAGTAGCCAACATGCTCAACGATGACGCTGCCGGCGAGGAGGTCATCCAGTCGGGACTCACCCGCGCTGAGGCCACCAGCATTGCCCAGGGGATGCAGCGCACCCACAACCCTGAGGCAGCCCGTACGGACCGGGGCCTCAACTTCTTCATCCGCAAGGACAGCTAGCAGTACCCCCAGCACAACAGTAGGGGCCTCCCGTGGTGGAGGCCCCTACTGGCGTTATGCACCTGTACCGCGCTAACCTCACCAGTATGGCACGGGCACCGGCTGGGCCCTGAGTTATTGTTCAGCCAGACAACAGTTAGCTTGAGTTCCTTGGAGTTCCCAGGCCAAAGTGACACTGTGCGGGTGAGCTAGCTCTAAAACCACCCAGGAGGGATGCAGCTGTGGCTTTCCCCTCCAAGTGGGCTCTGGTAGCTGACCAGTTTGACCCAGAGAGCTCCGGGGGAAGCCGTTGGGCAACCCCCGGGGCCCTGGCCCGCGCTACCAACCCCAAGACGGTGCAGACTCCAGCGCTCGACATCATCGATGCAGCCCTGGTGGAGGCGTTCAATACGCCTGACAGCCGCCTGATTATCAGCATGGCACCCCAGGAAGGTAAGTCCGTCCGGGTCGCCAATGACTTCCCGGTGTGGTGCCTCACCCGGAACCCTGACTTGCGTATCGTCACCGCTTCCTACGGGCAGTCGCTGGCCAACCGTAACGGCCGGGCAGTACGCAACAGGATACTCAGCCACCCTGAGATTGGCCTGCAGATAGCCAACGACAACGGCTCAGTGAGTGAGTGGACCGTCGCCGGCCACGAGGGCGGAATGTTTAGCGTGGGTGTGGGTGCTGGTGTTACCGGCCGCCCGGCTGACCTGCTGATCATTGACGACCCCATCAAGGACCGCAAGGAAGCCGACAGCGAGCTGCAGCGTGACACCGTATGGGACTGGTGGACTGACGCAGCTAGCGCACGTCTTGCCCCTGGGGCCCCCGTGGTGATCATCCTCACCCGCTGGCACCAGGATGACCTCGCCGGCCGACTGATCGAGCGCGACCCTGAGGCAGGCTGGAAGGTTATCAACATCCCCGCCCAGGCTGACCACCGCCCGGAGCGGGGTGAGGTTGACCTGCTGGGCCGAGAGCCCGGCGAGTACATGGTATCCGCCCGCGGTCGTACCTGGAAGCAGTGGGAGCAGCGGCGCAAGCAGGCTGGAGCCCGTACCTGGGCCTCACTGTACCAGGGCAGACCGTCCCCAGATAGCGGTGGAGTCTTCCCGCCTGAGGAACAGTGGGAGCGCTACAGCTCACCCCTGTGGGAAACCTCATATGACGCCGAGGGCAAGCTGGTGTGCCGCATACCGGGCATCGGCCGAGACGACCATGAGCTGGTGCAGTCCTGGGACTTGACGTTCAAGGACAGCAAGGGCAGCGACTACGTGGTGGGCCAGGTGTGGCTGAGGGTGGGCTACACCGCCTACCTGCTGTACCAGGTGCGCGAGCGGCTCAACTTCTCCGCCACGCTGAGGGCGATCAAGGAAGTCAGCCGGATGTGGCCCCAGGCCATAGCCAAGTTCATTGAGGACAAGGCCAACGGGCCCGCGGTGATCAACACCCTACAGCAGCAGGTTATCGGGCTGATCCCCATCGAGCCGGAAGGCAGCAAGTACGCCAGGGCATCCGCGGTATCACCGCTGACTGAGTCCGGGAACGTGGTGCTGCCCACCGCTGAGCTGGTGCCCGGTGTCACGCAGCTGCTTGAGGAAGCCAAGAACTTCCCCAACAGCAGCCATGACGACACCATTGACGCTATGAGCCAGGCCCTCAACAGGCTACTGCTGAGGCCCATCCTGGATGACAACATCATCGAGGACGACGTGTACGACATCATCAACGAGCAGGGCTGGTCCGTCAGCCCGGTATAGGAGGCCTGCATGGGTAAGATAATGCAGCTGCTGGGCCTGCAGGAAGCGGCCAACCGGTCTGAGGACAAGGTGCTTGAAGGCGTAGTGCACAGCCTGGCCGGCGAAATGACCCACCTGGTACAGGAGTCGTTCGCACGGCTCGAGCTGGCCCGCGACAACGCTGGCTGGACCAAGCTGACCGAGCAGTACGCTGACGACTTCACCCGCGACGGCCTCACCCGGGCAGCAGCTCAGGGCAGGCTGTTCGGCGTGGCCAACCCACTGATCAAGCGTGGCCGGGAAGTCCGCCACGCCTACATCTGGGGCCAGGGCTGCACCATCCAGGCGGGCAACAGCGATGTCAACGACCTGGTCCAGGCTTACCTGGACGATGAGGGCAACCGAGAGGCGCTGTACGGGGCCCAGGCTGTGGCCCGGTACGAGGGCACCCTGTACGATGAGGGCAACGTCTTCATCGCGAACTTCACAAACCCGCTGGACGGCCGGGTGCAGGTACGCACCATCCCGTTCGACGAGATACGGGACGTAATCACCGCGCCTGGTGACAAGAACACCCCTTGGTACTACCTCCGCCAGTGGACTGAGCAGGTCCAGGACAGTGCCATGTACGTCACCAAGAAGGCGTACTACCCCGCGC